TTCACTCAATCCTGCTGCTCTTGCCTCTTCTCTTGCAGAACGGGCAGCATTAAAGACATCTGGATTAGAAGCACCAGTAACAGTTGGATCTAATCTTGCCGTTAATTGTTCTGTAGTCAAATTGTCTAGTTGTGCTTCCCTTTGTTTCTGCTGTAAATCTTTTTCAACTTGAGCAGCTTCTTCAAACTCTTTCTGTTCTTCTGCCGATAAACCATTATTTTCCGGTGTTTTAGAATCTTCAACCTTAGCTTTATTGTCCGTAGTATCAACACCTGCTGCTTCAAGTGCATCTTTGGGTGTTTCCCTCTTCTTAGTTTTATCACCAGAACCTGGTAGTGCTCTTGGAACGCATGGGGGACTACTGGTTTCATTGGTGGTGTCTCTACCAAGAAGATTTCCTGGTTGCAGTTTTCCACCAAATCCATTCTTGGCTTCAAATCTACCCTTACCAAAACGAGTTCCAGAAGTCTTCCCATAGACACCGGTAATCTCTGGCATCTGTTTTGCAGAACCATCTAGAAACTTACCTCTGACGACAGTTCCCTCTCTCAATGCAGATGATGTCTGCATATTTCCACCACCATCACCATCAGTCACACCAAATACTACAGTGGCATACTGAATTTCTTCATCCTTCACCTGCGTCTGATCAGTGGGATGGTGTCCCATGATGGCAACTTTATATCTTACTCCCCATCCACCTGTTCCTTCTATCTGCGCCTTCTGTGCCTCATCGCTCAGAATGACACCAATCCATTCGTGAGTATCTGCTCCAAAAAACTTAATTGATTCTGATGGTGCTTCCATTATTGTCTTACTTTAGGTTGCAGAAGGTGATTTGGTAAAGTTCATACCATAAGAGTCACGAATCAAGTTCAATGACGTGGTAGATTTATTTGGTTCAAAATGATGATGAAGTGCTTGAATTATATAGTTGCCACTCTGAACCTGATCGGGTCCTTGTTCTTTGTCTTTCGAGTTGGATTCAATTTCAAGTTTAAGTGTATGTCCTGCTTCAAGATCTGTATTGCAAGGAATAGTAGCAGAATGAACTTGAGAGAATAGAATATTATATCTTGTGCTACCAGCAGCATAGTATAATTCTGGACTATTATTTACATCTGTCGTAGCTGCCTCTGCGCCGACATCAAAAACTGCTGATTGAATTCTATGATACCTTTTTCCTTTCTTACCACCAAATAAAAATGGTGGGGGATTTTCCTTTTTACCTAGAGATGAAAACTTAGGATCTTGAGTGAGTTTCTTATCTTCTACGGTAATGTCAATCTCGGTAAATCCCAATGTTGATGGATTAAAAAATACGTTCTTAGAAGAATACACACCAGAACGAATCTGTGCCAATAGACTTTGATCTTTCAGAGTATCGAACGCTGATATCTTATAATCATTACTATCATCTCTTTTTTGATTTGAAGAGATATTTTGTCCATTGTACTTATACACTCTTTCAAACGGATCTTGTGTGATTAAAGTGTCCGCAGAGATATAATTAAATCCACTTCTTGTTTCGTAGAAAAAATATCCAGGGTTTGCAATATTTGCAGGAACACTTCTAATGCAGAGCATTGCAATCAAGTCTAGAGGTCTTTTATTCATCCCTATGAATGAATAAGAATTGCTAGAAGGATCTATTTTTATCTTATCATCTTCAAATGACAGTTCATCTTTCAATATTTTTTTAACAGAATCGCTTATCTTTCCAGTATATCTTTTTGATATCTTATTAGTTTCATTCAACCAAGCGGTTCTTGAAGAAAATCTTACTTTCAAATTTTCGGATGTAGATGACTTACTAATAACCTGCACATCAGTGACATAGAGTTTTTTATATTCATCACTTTCTACAGAAAAATCTAATCCTTTACCAACTTCATTTTTAATCTTCACTAAAATTTGACACCCAGCACGAAGGGGTAGTGAACTATGAAGAGAACCCAATCTATTTTGCGTGTCATCTTTGGATTCGGCAGCTCCAGAGGTGCTAGTAATCATTACCGTCCCAGTGATAAATGGAGACAAAATATTTTCATAATAATCAAAACTAGTCACTCTAAATTGTGCATCATTTATATCGGCACGATTTTGTCCGTCTGGAGATATGATTATAAATTTTTCGTATTGAGAACTTTGTGCTGCTGACATTTACGGTATATTATGAAGAGGACTTACATTCTTGTTTTTACCAGAACTATTTACACTGCCACCAGAACCATTTGAATTAACGGGGACAGGAACTGGTTTTTCAACTTCTACTGGCATAATAACAGTTTTTGGCTTACTTTTATTTTTTGCTGCCTCCGATACAGGAACATTATCTGGTGTAACCCTTGGTTTTGGTTTTAAACTTTGATTCTTTTGTCCACCAGGTGCTATAGAAACCTTCACAGAAGTTGGTTTTACCGCCTCATATAAAGTCAAGAAAGCTTGTTCTGCTTTAGTTCCAGACACTCCACCAAGTTCAACACCAATACATCCAGCAGTTCCATTACTTCCAATATCATTGTGAACCATGACGGCACTTCTTCTTCCAATTGAACCTGATGCATTGTTAATGAAGGTAGACCAGGTTCCAACTCCTTTTACATATGCGTGTCTTGCATATGCAACTAATGGATAAGTGCCATCTGGAAGTGGATACAATCTACCAGAGATGTTTGTTCTGTCTGCCTGCGATGCTCCTTTGGTGCGGAAAGTTCCACTAATTGCTTCCCAACTACCAACTTTTTTACCACTAGCATCTTTCATAACCAATTTTCCAGATGCACCATCGCCAGATCCTATAAAATCTAACATTCCACCAGGTGTTATTGGTCCAACATTTACTGGAACTGGAGTCTGATCAGGACTGCTGAAAGGACCTCCACTAGTGGTTGCTCCTCCCCCAAGTTTAACACTCTTGAGTTTTTCATTAATCTTCTCATATTTGTCTATATTCTTCTTGTATAATTCTAACGTCTTGCGATTCATATTGACATTATTATACAATCTCTCAAACGGATGCTTAGCATTTGAGCTTGCTTTTGGTGGTGGTTGATTTGGTTGTGTTGTTTTAATAATCTCGCCACCTTCATTTCTCTTTTGAGGTTGTGGTGGAGTAGGTGTTGTTTGTGTGGGGGTTGGTAATAAATCTTTTGCAACTTCTGGTGCATCCTCAGTTGCATCATCAACCTGTTCTAATTCTGCACCTTCCTCATCTGGAAGAGGTCCAAGATTTCCCAATATGTTCTCATCAAAGTCAAGTTCTTTCTCTAATGCACCTAACTCTGCAGTAACTTCTTCAGTTTCACTTTGAACTTTCTCAGGATTAAAAAATGATACTATACCTTCGAATATAGTCTTTGAGGTATTGAATATAAATCCGATTGCTTTTGATGCAACTTCCCAAAGTGGTTTAACCACATTTATAACTTCTTGTGCCTTCTCTATGATTGCTGGAAGATTGTTAACAATTACTCCCAGTAAGACACTCCCTGCAAAATTTAATATCTTATCGAAGAAACTGGTAACAGGACTGGTAACCTGACTGAAAATATTTTTAGCGGTTCCAGAACCAGGAACACTTTCTAAAGTCTTCTCCTTCAGTTTTCTTTTTTCAGATTGCTCTTGGGTTCTTACGAGAGAAGATTTTTGAGCATTTATCTTTTTAGTTTCTTTGTTAGAAGATACCAGGAAACTTTTTATATTTGTGACATTTAACTTTAATTGTTCTACTTGTTTAGTTTCCATTTATCACACCCCGTATATGCCAAATTGTCTCTTGATGAATTCAACATAGAAGTTGTCAGGATCTTCAGCATCAAGTGTAGGAACAGAATCTCCTCCTTGTGGAGAAGCAGATTTTGCGGAAGATGGTTTTGAACCTCCATTAGCAGGCAACATTGGTAATGTGGTGATTGTGCCCTCGCCATCATCCGTAGGGGGTGCCAATTTAGTGGATGGATCTGTGCCTCCACCATTACCACCACCTCCAGTTGGTGGGGATATTGATGCTGCAGCAGTGCTAGGATTCATGCCACCACCACTATTAGTAAGTCCGCCAGAACTAGACTTCATACCCTCAATAATGTTATCAAATGATGTCAGAACATTATCAAATTTTTCATTTATAGTAGTGAACATCTTAATGTTCTCTTCTTGCATCTTGAATGACATGTCCATCGCCTTGAACAAGGCACCTTCATTATTGATGATATCGTTCAAGAATGGTTTAAACTCTTTACTTTGTTCTTTAGGAACAACAGTTTCACCAACAGTTAACTTGGCATCAACAGTATCTTTATCACCAACGTCTTTTCCTTGAACCGTTCCATCTTTTCCGACGCCATCAAATGCACCAACATCTTTTGCTACCAGTGCAGCATCTATAGCAACCGATGCGGCAGTTCCCAAACCAGGAACAGTTCCAGCAGCACCAGATGCTAGTTCCATACCAGCACCAACAAAATCACCAGCAAGTGCTCTTTGAGCACCAAACAATATTCCAGCACCCAATCCAATCAGAGGAATCTTTTTCAATACTGCCTTACCAAGTCCCTTGGCACCCGCTTTCATAGCAGTCTTTGTTGCTGCTTTTTTTGCCGCACTTTTTGCTGCTTGTGCTCCAAACCTTTGTGACGCCTTTTGTCCCGCTTTTAATGCACCTTTAATTCCTTGTCCACCTTTGAGTGCTCCTCTCATGGCGTTCATTACTCTTCCACCCTTTCGGAAGATATTGAATAATCCTTTTATTCCCTTTCCCAAAAACTTTGCAACAGCCTTAATTGCCTTAAAGATTTTTATAACTTTCCGAACAACCTTGAATATTAGTATTCCACCGATTAGATATAATATTTTTTTCCAGTGTTTACCGAGAAAATCAAATATTCCAGTAATGATTCCTTCGTTCGCTGCTAACCAAGGTAGTGCTTTATTAACTAAAAATCCAGTAAGAACTATTGCCAAAAAACTTTTTATTTTATCAAATATTCCCATTGCGGGAGCCATTATCTTGCTTCCTATCCCACCTAGAACACTACCAGTTTTTTTGACTGCCTCGGCACCTTTTTCTGCTTCTGCTCTTTTTTTCTTATCTGCCGTTGAACGTATTTTATTTACTTCTTCTTTATCCTGTGCAATTCTAGAAGCAAAATCAATCGCTAACTGATTTTGTATTTCTACAAGAATTCTATTTGTCTCTACTAAAGTCTGTTCAACTGGTGTAGTTTCTTGCTTTAGACTTTTAGGATCTACACTAGAACCACGGTAGATACTATCATACCCCATTCCCTTAGGAACTTTAATAGCCTTAGGGGAACTTACTGCCTTTGCAGTTCCACGAAAAACTGAAGAGGAAACAGTAGTCTTCCCCAATTTAGGTTTTGCTGTTAACGATGGTGCCCTAAATGCTTGACTACTAAATGCCATTCTTTTGCTGATACTTTAGGTTTTCTTCCTCAATGTATTGTTGGAGAAGAGATACATAAACCTCTCTTTCCCAAGGTATCATATTTTCCAACTCTGTTAATGAGTATTTATGATGCTGCATCAAAGCAAAATTAGTCTTATAGAAGTTTTCAAGACTCTCATGCGCCATCGCTAGCTGAAAAAACTTGCGAGTCCCTCTAGAACAACTTCACTCTTGACTTTCGTATTTGGATTGGTTACTTCGATCGTGTGTGTCAGTTTAGGCATTGTCTCGAAGAAGACTTCGATATCCTTAAACTGCTTAGTGTTCATCTGTTCGACAAACTCAGTAAGTTCTTTCTTACTACAATCTTTTGCAGACCAAGACTCATCTTCAGTAAACACTGTTCCAATACAAGAAATGATAACATCAAGTGACTTATCAACATCACTTTTATCCATACTAGTCTCAAAATTGCTCTCAACAAATTGACTCAGTGATGGATACTTCATCTCAACCGAAAGATTATCATCAAGTTTAATGATTCTGGAATGCTTAGAATCTTTTTGAACTTTGATTGAATCGATATCAATTTCTACCTGAACCTGAGTTTGTTCATCGTCAGGACAAGTGACATTTACTTCCACACTCTCACCAACAGACTTTGCCCTAACGTTCAAGAACAAGTATTCAATGTCAAAAGTTGATAAGTCATCAACCTTGACACCTCTAGTGAGGATACAATCAGAAAGAACAGTTTTAATGGCACTAGAAATTTGCTTCACATCTTCAGATTCCAGAGCCATGATAAGGATTTTTTCTTCTCTTACAAGGAAAGGACGATACTTGATTTTCTTTCCATTGGAAGGCAGTTCCAACTCATAGGTTGGAGTATTGATTTTTGGTAAAGGCATACTAACCCATTATAAGTTCAGTTGTGATTATTTATTGATGATTTATAAACTCGATTTGAAGTTACCTTGAGGTATTTTAGTTCCACCTCTGGTTACAATCGTTCCATCAGTGTTTCTTGGTTTTGGCGTTGTTTTTGTCTGTGTTTCTTCGTTTAATGGTTCTTTTGCAGTTTCTTCATTCTTCGTCATGACTTCAATATAATATCTGTCATAGGCAAAGGAAACAGTAACCTTAACTAAATCTGCCTGCCCATATGAAACGGGAATAGCAGTCATTGCTTTGGGGAATGCATTTACAAAGTTATACTGTAGATACTGATCGCTGCGCTTATAGTCTCTTTCGAACTTTGTTATTGTTAGATTATTTGTTTTATAGTCCTCAGGATAATTAAATCTACGATAATATCCTTTGTCTTGTATATCTACAGATTGATCGTCTCGTCCAGCAATAAAATCCATCCACCCTTCAAAGAATTTTATCATGTAGTAATTATAATCAACATAGAAGGTAAAATCACTGTCAACATACAATCTAGTATGAGCGAACTGTTGAGTGACTCCCTGAAAATTATCCTTTACTTCTGCTGTTGCAAATGAACTTGTTGGCAATGTTGCATCGGCACATAACAATCCAATGTTCTTATTAATCCAACTATTTTCTACTTCATACCCTTTGAGATATTCAACTATTTTGGTAGGTATTCCAGAAATGTAAACTTGGTATTGATTTGATAAGGACAATTTTGCAAGATCGGTTCTGTTCAGAACTCCCATCTTGTAATTTTGAATTAGCGCTTGTGCCACTCTAAATACCTTATACGAGTATTACATTATTAAGTATTTAGATGTCATATAAAGGAAAATACTATCCTTCGCATCCCAAAAAATACAAGGGTGATTCATCAAATATAATCTATCGTTCTCTATGGGAACGAAAGTTTATGGTTTATTGTGATATGAATGAGAATATTTTAGAGTGGGGGAGTGAAGAAGTCGTTGTTCCCTATCGCTCACCCATTGACAATCGTTATCACAGATACTTTCCTGACTTCTATATCAAATACAAAGATAAAAGTGGAAAGATTAAGAAGTCATTGATTGAGATAAAACCTCTCAAACAAACAATGGAACCCAAAGTTCAGAAGCGAAAGACGAAAGGTTATATCTATGAAGTCGTCGAATATGCCAAGAATATGGCAAAGTGGGAAGCGGCAAAGGAATGGTGTCTAGATCGTGGTTATGAGTTCAAAGTTCTTACAGAAAATGAGTTAGGTATCAAATGACTTACTCATATCCAACAGATGATAATGAGAATCGTGTGCGTGGAGTTATTGATAGATTAATTGGAACTGAAAATCCTGACGATATTATGTCAGATTTATTAGAGGTTCTTACCGAAGGTGGCAAGACACCAGAATCTGGGAAGTTTTATACATTTCTGTATTTCCCCAAGACTCCAAATATTCAATACGATGAACATCCACTGGTTTATGTGACTGCAGTGTTCTCGTGGGGATTCAAGGCAGAGAGTCTTCACTGGGGAGAACCAAGACAATATACTTACAA